AAGCAAGATTTTTGGCTTTAACTGCAAAGTATAGGCTTTTTTGTGCGGGGTTTGGCGCAGGCAAATCCGAGGCAATGGCTAACGCGGCAATGATAGACGCTTGTGAATCAACAGACACGCTCATTGGGCTTTATGCGCCAACCTATGATTTGGTGCGACTAATTACTGCACCACGCATCACGTCGAAACTTACGCAACACGGCATAGCACACAATTACAATAAATCCGAAAACGTAATCTACACGTCAGCGCCACGCTTTGGCGACTTCATTTTAAGAACGCTTGATAATCCTGAGCGGATTGTTGGCTATGAGACATACAAAGCGCATTGTGATGAATTAGACACTCTACAAACTGAACATGCTAGACATGCTTGGAATCAAGTTATCGCCCGTAACAGACAGCGTCCTAATGGAATTATTGACCCGTTTAATCAAGCCAGTGCTTATACCACGCCAGAGGGATTTCGTTTTTGTCACGAACGATGGGTTGCTAAAAAAACAGATAGTTATGCTTTAGTGCAAGCAGCTTCATATACAAACCCTTTTTTGCCAAAAGATTACATAGAATCTTTACGAGAGTCATATCCCTCAAGTTTAGTCGATGCTTATATTGAGGGTCGTTTTGTCAATCTAACAAGCGGAACAATCTACAATAACTACGACCGCCACCGCTGCGACTCTAGCGAAACAATCAGAGAAAACGAGCCTTTATTTATTGGTCAAGATTTTAACGTGGGAGCAATGGCATCGACTATTTACGTTAAACGCCCGAATGGGTGGCACGCGGTTGACCAACTAACAGGCGTTTATGATACTCCCGAATTGTGCAAATTATTAAAAGAGCGTTATCAAAGCCACAAGATAACGATATACCCCGATGCAAGCGGCAATAGCCGAAAAACAGTAAACGCTAGTGAGTCGGACATATCACTGTTAAAACAAGCAGGTTTTACGGTTAAAGTTAATGCACAAAATCCACGGGTTAAAGACCGTATTTTGTCAGTTAATGGCGCATTATCGCAGGGCAAATTGTGGGTTAATGCTCGCAAATGCCCTGATGTGGTATCGTGTTTAGAACAACAGGCGTATGATAAAAACGGAGAGCCTGACAAGCAAGGCGGATTCGATCATCAAAACGATGCGACAGGTTATCCAATTGTTTATGAAATGCCAGTACGCAAGCCAGCGTCAAGCGGTATCGCTATGAGTATGTTCTAATGACTATTACGACAGACAGCACATTGCGCCACGAGTTGGCAGTGTCAAGATTAGTTACTGGCATTGTACAATCTCGCATCATGCCGTCATATGTAGATTTATCAAAAGCAGTCAAGGCTGCATTAGTGGACTACGAGCCGACAATGAGCCGAAAGGATTTTGATAGATTTAGACAGCGTGTAGGTTTGCTTGTCAGTGAAAAAATGGCTGAAATGTGGGATGGTACAACGAATGATTTATTTGACTTGGCAAAATATGAAGCTGAGCATATCGTCGGTGAGTTATCAGGAGCTACAGCAGTAAGCGAGGCCGCAGTCACTAAGGCAGTCAATGCGCCAATGGTGTTGGCAGGTGCAAAAGTGGCACAAGTTGGCACATGGCGCGAATATGTAGCAGGGGCTTCAAATAGCACACAAACACGGATTATTGATAACACGATCAGACAAGGCTACGAAGTGGGCGCGACTGTAGCAGAAATGACTAATCGGCTTGTCGGCACTAAAGCAAATAATTATTTAGATGGGTTAATCACAAACACGGGATCGCGTGAGGCTGAGGCATTAGTGCGTACTGGTGCAAACCACTACGCAAACGCGGCGCGTGATGTTGCAGCACAAGCTAACAGTGATTTAATTCAAGGCCGTATTTTTCTCGCCACTTTCGACAATCGCACAACATTGACTTGCCGACATTTTGGCACATTGCATAAAATCTATGAATTAGACGACCCTGCAACGCCTAGACCTCCATTGCACTTTTCTTGTCGGTCTGTCTTGTCGATTGTGCCGATTGGCTTCGACCCATTCGACGGCACACGGGCGGCAGTGGGTGGACAGGAAGGCGAAACAGCCGAAGAACTATTCAATAAAAAGAATGATAGACTCGATGCTAGACGCGAAAAAGCAGATGCTCAACGCGCACAGGGTCAAGCAGACGTGAAAGAAGTACCGAGCAAGGTAACGTACTCAGGCCGAAAAGATTCATCTATTTTTAACGCAGGGCAGATTGACAGCAAGACAACCATGGATGCGTGGATGCGTCAACAGCCAGATTGGTTTATTGAATCGTCACTGGGAAAGACGCGTGCTAAACTATTCAAAGATGGCGGCCTAACATTAGACAAATTCACTGACATGAATGGCAAGCCATTAACACTCAAACAAATGAAAGCGTTAGATCAATATGACGCGGCATTTAGGAAGGCTCAACTATGACATCGCTTAAAAATCAGCATCCAGATTATTTAACCGCTTCGCCAGATTTGTTTTTAGTGCGTAAATTTGTCGAAGGAGAGGCCGCAGTAAAGCGCGAAAGCTCTACGTTTTTGCCGCATCCAAACCAACTGGAATGCAATACGCCAGAGCAAATTCGTCGCTATGAATCATACAAAATGGGTGCTGAGGTTGAAGACTTTCCAGCGCGAACATTAAACGATTTATTGGGCGCGATGTTTAGACAGCCTGCCGTGTTTGTGCCGCCTGTGGGTTTAGAGTATTTGGTCGATGATAGCGATGGTGATTGGCTATCGTTACAAGCATCAATAGAGTTGACAGCTAGAAACTGCTTACAAGTTGGCTATCATATTTTATTAGCAGAGTATGACCAGTTGCCAAGTGGGTTAGATGTTGAATTGTCTATTGCAGACAAGGCCGCGTTAAATCAAAAGGCGTCAATCAAACACTATCCACGCGAATCATTAGTCGATTGGTCGTTTGGCAAAATCAACGGACGATTAACGCTAACATTTGCGAAATTGCAGCATAACGAAACGCGAAAAGACGAAAAAGGCTTGTCATTTAACGCAACTGTTTGTCTTGAGCTTGGTATAGATGAAAATGGCTACTGGCAAGAGCTAGAAGTCTATAAAAACAGCTTAGAGGTTTACGAGTCGGCAGAGCGCGTTTATCCGCAGGCAAACGGTAAAAACCTAACATACATCCCATTGGAAATCGTGCAAAGCGAACGCATGATTGCGGGTCAGTTACCCATTCAAGCGGGTTATATCGCGCCATTATGTTACAAGTCGCACGCACGTTATCAAGTCAGTGCTGACTTAAAAGAACGACTAAGAATCTTGCAAGACACGTCATATTCTAGCGGGTGGGATGAGAGCAAAAAGGAAGAATTTAACATCATCAATGGTCGCAAGTATTTTGCAATGGGTGCTGGTGTTCACAACTTTTTGCCTGACGGCGTGACGATGGATATTCTCAAACTCACGGCAGACGGTGACGCTTTATTCAAATACATGGAAGAAAACGCAAAACAGATTCGGGCTATCGGTGGGCGTTTTGACACTCAAGATAAGAGTCAGGAAACATTAGGCGAGGTGCAGATAAAGGACGCTAACGAAAAAGCAGTATTAACGCTTTTAACTAACAATATCGAACGCGCTTACAAGAACATCATCGCGTATTGCGGCGAGTTTGAAGGCTTGACGCTTATACCGTCTGATATTGAATTGACGCTTAATCGTGAGTTTACATCTACGAAACTGACAACAGAAGAAGTTAAAAGCGTTCGTGAGTTAGTGCTAGACCGATTAATGACTCCCGAAATGGCTATAGAAAAGCTAATCAAAGGCGGTTTTTTAGTTGGTGAGGCTCAAGACATTATGAATATGATCGAACAACAAGGCATTGCGCCCATTGTACAAAAGTAGTATTTTAACTGTTATGATATAACGTCACATCAAAGGTTTTGATTATGATTGAAGTCGCTAGTTTAGATGTTATCCCCGAAGGTTTTCGCGGTGACTATGTTGAAGTTGAAAAGGATGGAAAAAAGATTTTTCAGCACAAGGATTTTGTGACGGTAATTGGCGCAATGAAGCGTAAAGGCGAGGAAAGAGACGCTCTCGCTACTGAGTTAAAAGGATTTAAAAGCCAAGAGTCTGTAAAGCAGGCAGAGGCCGAAAAGAAGGCTTTAGAAAAGTTAAAAGCCGAAGGCAAGATTGACGAAATCTTAGCAGATAGCGAAAAGCGACACGGTGAAACGATTAAACAGTTTGAAGAACGATTAGCCAAACGCGATGCAATCACAATCAAGAAGGCACGCGATGCAGTCGTTAATGAATTGTCAGCACTGGCAACAGAAGCTGGTGCTAAAGCATTTAAGAAACTTATCAGTGACCGGGTGGAATATGACCCAGAAAACGATAAGTACAGTTTCAAAGATGAGGACGGCGGTGCAACCTCATTGGATTTAGAAGGGTTTAAGGCTGACGTAATGAAGTCTCAAACCTACGCTACCATGATTAAGGCTCAAACATCGAGTGGCGGTCATGGTGCAAACGTTAAAACTGGTGGCGGTGCTGCTAAAACAACGGGCAACTTAGGCGGAGACCGAAAACAACGGGCAGCCGAGTTAGCTAAAAGATTCCCTGAATTAGCGAGTAAATAACCATGTCCTTAACTCAAA